TCCATCCAGCGTGGGAAGACATCGTATCGCCAGCCGCAGGTGTATTAGAAGCACCAGCACCATACAGGCCGATATACCAAGTGGTAATCTGAGTCACTGAAGTTAAAGCAGTACCAGCCATGTAAGCCAGACCAGCGTTAACTACCAAGTTCTTAGAATCAGCAGACCACTTGAGCTTGCCGTCTTTGTCGTGGCACTCAATGTGGTAAACGCCTGTAGCGCTGGCTTGTTCGCCTGACTGAGTGCCAGCAATAAGACCGCTAGAAATGTGGTCGGTTACTTTGAGTTTTTCCGTGGTCATATTGACTCCTTAATTAGAAGAACGAATCAACGCTGCTGAAGAAGTATTCGCAGGCATTGTGATGGTGAAAGATGTCTTAGATGTCTTATCAGAGCCAAAGTCTAGTACAGCCACAGACTTGTTACCTTGCGTGACGTTGTAAATCAAAGCACATCTAGCTGTTAATGCGGCAGACCAAGTCACGTTAGGAAACCCAACATATGCCGTGTACCCAGAAGAATTAACAGTAATAGGCGTTAAAACCAATCCACCAGCTGTGTAACCAGTCGCCACTACTTCATTCGTTGAAGAGTAAATTGTGGTGTCTTGGTTAAGATTTGCTTCAGCCGTATACAAGGCAACCTTAATGACATCAGTCGTAAGATCATGGATGCCCTGATACAGCTGTGCCTTAAAGCTGGTGGTTTGTGTTTGGATAATACTCATGAAACCGCCGTTCGGACTTGTCCATCCCTGTACGCATCAGCACGTTGTTTGCCGTCTGCCAAGTTTTTATACAGAGCAATAGCCTGTACATAACGCTCTTGCGCCAGTTTGACCATGCCCTCTTCACCCTTCATGTAGGTGTAGGCTTCACAGATAGTTCCATACAACAACACAGAATCAAAGTTATCACCCAACCAAGTTGTCTGGGCGGTGACAATAGATTCAGGATAGTAGTTGTAGTGGAGCTCTGCGTTGTAGGCAGCGGCAGGCGTTGGGCCAACAATGAACGTCAATTCATTCACATCATCTGATCGCGGGCCAAAAATGGCATAGTGCCGTGGCTCACTTACCAAAGAAGACAGAGGATAAGCTTCACGAATAAAGTTAACGTCTTTATTAAGCAAATACAAATAGTCGCCTTGGAACACCAAAGACCCAGATACAGTGCCACTGTTAGCCACTGTTAATGTGATCGTAGTTCCTGAAACTTTTCTGACCACCGCATTAGTCCCAATACCCGTACCAGTCACCTGTTGGTCAACCGCAATACCTGTAGCACTGGCAACCACAATCGTCTTCTGGCCAGAGGTTCCAGTAGCAGTCGTAGTGTTGTACGGATACACCGCAAGGCTGTAAACAGATAAGAAGTCTGCTGGACACTGAAGGTACTTATTGCCGGTTGTCAAAAAGCCTGTCACGTTCTTTCGCAAATTAGCGGGCTGGGCACTGTTATAGATGCGCTGCTCCGCCTGACGAATGAACACATTCATATTGTCAGTTGGGAAAGAGTTCTCGCAGTAATCGCTTACCTGCGTGACAAGCTGGGTGTAGTTCATGCCATCGGGCCCCTTGACATCACACCTTTAGTAGCCGCACCAGTGCCGCGCATCTTGATGCCGGACGTCTTTGGCTCACCGCCATTAGACTTGTTGATATTACCAACAGTCATTTCCACTGTATCAGCACGGCTTAAGTTTTTACCAGAGCCAGGATTCTCTTTGGGAGCAACCTTCTCGCCCTTCATTGTGTGTGGAGGAGCATAGACCTTGGCATTGCCAACCTCTTTGCCCATCATCATTTTGCTGTATTTAGCCATGTTAGCCTCGCTTTTGTGCTGCAATTTTAGCCAAACCACGGCCCATTTTCTTCATGTCAGCATTGGTTTTGCCAACATTACCATGTATGGGGCCAGTCTGAGTTTTAACCTTGGGGCCACTATCGCCCAAGTTCCTGCCTTCGGTCTTGCCTTTTTTAGCGATGCCGTCTGCTGATCGTGTATATGCCATGTTTAGCTCCTATGAAACTGTTATCGTAACTGTACCAACAAATGTCGTTGCCACCAAGTAGTTTGGCGTGAGATATGTATCATAGTCTCTAGCCCCGCCTACTGGATACCAACCCCACTGGATGTCTCTAGAGCCACCCGTTAAATTGTTATTTGTATTCAAACCAGCCGTCACATACGTTGTGTCTGGCCGTGGCTGATACAAAGCCTGTGGATCATTAACAGGATACATACCCAACTGCAACTGCGGCTGATCTGGATCCCAGCAATCTCTACACACTTTAAGTTGGTAGAGCTTGGTCTTAATGACCTCCATGCGTAGCTCTTTCAGCTTAAACTGCATACCACACCGATCACAAGAGGCAATAGCCCACTTGCCTGATGCAAACGGCGTAGTCATTTAGGTAGAACCCCCACCAATAAAGGCCTGACGAGGCACCAACCTCAATGTAGCCTTTTCTCGGTCTTCTTGTGCCGCTAAACCATATTGTTCGTCATAGACTCTTTTAAGCATATCCAGACGGCCTTGTAATTCAGGCACCTTCATGGCAATGTAGTAGGCTAGTCCTGCGGCTACTGCTGGCAGGAAGCGGAAATTCATATCGGATGTTTGTACACCAGCACCAGTGTCTTGAATCCGGCGCATTCTGTAGTACACAAACTGGTAAGTCTGTGAGCCATCTGGTGTAGGCCATACTGTGATAGCCGGCAGTTGGGGCACAAACACAGCATCACCATCGTTATGTGATGCAGCTGTCGTATTATTCTGGCCACGGAATACACCACCCAGCGTCAAACCACTGATGTAAGTGTAGTAAATGTCTTCTGTGCCAACACGGATAAAACCAGATCCGGCCAACCCAACCACTTCACTAAGCGTGATTGTTGTGTCTGTAGACGTAATTGCACCATCAAGCACGGCTGCAGTAGGATTAGTTTCGCCAGAAAGACGCTGAATCCATACTTGAATAGGACGCCCTTGAACCAATTTGTTAGGGATTGTTGCGTAGGTGGAAACGCTAATACGGGTAATACTCAAGTCGGCCTGAGTAGATGCGTTGTTTGCCTGCGTCCTGATCACATGATCAAGTAGGTCAATCGTATCTGTAGGCAGAGCGTATGTGGCCAATCCCTGCGTTAGAGTGATCGTCCCTGTCTCAATTGTCCACATATTGATGCCACGATTAGCCCACTCAATGGTCATCAGGTTAAGAGAACGGCGAGCTGTGCGTAGGTCATAACCTGTACGCATCTCACGGCCAGCTCTCTCCCACGCCTCTTCAGCGAGCTCAGTGAACTCAAGATTAAAGGCTGTGGTTCCTGTAGTGGTCATTTCTTGGCAGCTCTCATGTTATCAACAAGGTTTGGATAAGGACGTCCAGCGGCCTTGGCCATGGCTTTAGCTTTTGATTTCTTGGCAGAGCTCATGGGCTTAGATGGGCCAAGATCTTTAGGCCGTGGTTTTTCCCAAACTTCACCACCTTCAGCGTACTGAGTAAAGTCGGTGTTATCCCTACGCGCCTTGCGTACACCTTTGGGCATTTTTGAGGCTCTTACAGCCCCCATTCCACGACTAGCCATCATGATTTAACACATCTTTCCGCGCGTTTTACCACGCTGGGCAATGCCATCGCCACGACTAGAAGCGGTCATACCGCCGCCTGCTTTTTTGACAACTTTCTTTTTGACTGGAGCTGAAGCACTGTCAATGTCTTGAGGTACTTTCATGCCAGCAGTAAAGATGCCTTCATTTTGCTTGCGCTCATAGTCAGCAAGTTGTTTAGCTGTAGGGCCGCCTTGACCGCCACGGCCAGCACCAGCTTTATCTCGAGCTCGGTCTTCAAGCTCAAGTTCCATATCTGTAATCCCTTTGTATGGGTAATCCATTTCAGGCATAGTAGCTCCTTAACACATTCCGCCGCCGCGCATTTTGACTTGCATACCTTTGGTTTTGCCGCGTTGTGCAATACCATCACCGCGAGCTGAAGCGGTTCCGCCTTTAGCAAGCTTGGTCATAGGTGAGCCTTTGTGCAAACGACCTTCGTGTTTGTTCACGGCCTTTTGCATCATGGCTTTGTCTTGTTTCAAATCCATTGCCATGTCTTCTTTCATGTCGCTCTTAGCCATAGTGCCACCTTTTGAAAATTTCTTGCCCTTATCGGCAGTTACAAAATCTTTGCCCACAGACATGGGCACTCCTGCTTTCTTAGCAAACGATGGCGAATGTGCTATCGCGGCCATGAAATTGTGTTGAGCTTTACTCTTGCTTGGCATTATCGCCCCTGCCGAATAAGCTGGTCAATCTTTTCTTCAAGCTTGTTAAAGCGTTGGTCAATGTGACTCGAAATGCGGTCAATTTCTGCTTGAGTAACGTTATCACGGGCAACCTCCTCACGGGTTTTGTTGAGCAATATGGTAATGCGAGCCAGCTCCCTGAACTTCTCATTCATCATGTACCCTAAAAGCGATATTAACAGTGTTAATATGGCCGACCATACTGCATTGAAATCTAGCACATCCGGCCTTTAGTCTTGCCGCGCTGGGCTATGCCATCACCGCGTTTAGATGCAGAACCACCAGATGCCATTTTTGTAACAGACTTCATTCCTGCGGGTTTACCCGTCTTAGAGAATGACATATATTTGGCTTTAACTTTGCCGCCTTTTTTCATGTCGCTGTCCGTAGGTTTGTTTGCAATCAATCCTGGAATATCAACGCCACGTTCTTCAAGCTGGCGAGCCGCCATAGATGGGCCCAAACCACGCTCACGACTATAGATTTTGTCATCTTCTTTATCGTGATACAAACCTTCTTTGGCACGTTTTAAAGTGTCATCAAACTTTCCGCGTTTGGCTGTTTGCTGAACAAACTCCATCAGTTTTTTACGC